TCACTTGTTGTGAGTGTCCAATGGACCTGACCTGATCATGGACGAGCGAGTGGCCAAACAAAAAGACAGGAACATTATTCGTCAGCGATCCTAATCCTCGACGGGACCATGTTCGGTGAGTGACCAAATAATCTGTCAGGATCAAACACTATAAGTGGCCAAACTGAAGGACGGGATCTCACTCAGCGAGTGGCCGAGAATAAGGACCGGATCAATGAGTGGTAGCGGGGCCAACAACTATGACGGGATCATCGTTCCGGAGCGGCCCTTAACAGGGACAGGAACATTCCGCACAGAGCGTCCATGAAAATGGACAGGATCGAAATTATAGAGTGACCAGAAAGTCGAACAGGAACGGGATCTATGAGTGAAGTTCTAACAGAAGCTCACCGTCCGGCCGTCGAGCGGTTGACCAAGGACATGATGAAGGCGGCCTCGATGCTGAGCAAGCAGGAGTGCCGCTATCTGGTGGACGCCTACTACATCATGCAGGAGGACCGCAAGCGGGCCAACAACCAGATCCGCCACATGGAAGGCGAGCCCAACATGATCATCAGTTGGCTGGCGGCCCAGAGCGAGGTTCTCGAAAGCCAGGTCAAGCGGACGCTCAAGAAGTTTGCGGAAGGTCACCCGGTCGGTCAGTGGCTGGTCAGCCAGTACGGTATCGGGGAAGTGATCACGGCCGGCTTGATCGCTCACCTGAATATGAATGTGCATCGCTGCGAACGGTTCCGGCTGGGCGTGTCCAAGGAAAAGTGCAAGTCGCACGACCCTCACCCCGAATGCGGTCCTCATCAGGTCGAGGTGGCCGGTGCGTTCTATCGGTTCGCCGGCCTCGATCCGACCGTGAAGTGGGGCAAGGGACAGAAGCGGCCGTGGAACGCCCAGCTCAAGACGCTGACATGGCACGCCGGCCAGTGCTTTATGAAGTTCCATCGCACCGGGCTTTGCCAGCACGGCAAGTATCAAAAGATCCTTGCCGGTAAGGTCAAGGACGAGGACGAGGACGATTTCTCGGGGGTCACCGGCCAGTGCGACCACGAGTGCAGCGAGGTGGTGCAGGTGACCTTTCCGCCCAAAAAGGCGGGCGGCAAGGAAAAGGTGAAGAACTTCAACTTCTGCCGGCACCACATGACCGAGCTGGTCGACGTGGGCGGCAAGTCGCTGGGCAAGTACAACGGTCCGAGCAATGAGATCGTGTTCTATGGCAACATCTATGCCAAGCGCAAACGCTATGAGATCCACCGCAACGAGACCGGCGGCAATGAGGAAACTGCCAAGCGGCAGTTGTCGGAGAAGAACTACCGGACCAACACCGAGGCGTACAAGCATCTGATCACCGGCAAGCTTCCGCCCGGTCAGATCGACGCGCGGGCACGGCGGTTCGCGGTCAAGATCATGCTGAGCTCGCTGCACCTCGTATGGTTCTGGACCGAGTTTGGCAAGCTGCCGCCGCGACCGTGGACCGATGGTGTTGAGAACCACAAGTATCCGCGCAACAATCCGCACTATCAGGGTTTTGCCAAGTTCATCATTCCGCCCAATGTGGAGCGGGTGCCGGGACTGCTCGAGGCTCTGATCGAGGCCAACAAAACCTGAGGGTATGACAGGATCTTCCTCGCTGAGTGAACCGTTGGAATGGAGGGGATCACCTACCAAGGGAGTGGCCAACATGATGGACAGGATCAGTAATGTGTGAGCGGCCAATAGCCCTGATTGGATCTTTGTTAGGGAGCGGCCAACTCCGTAAAATGGATCGTCCCCTATGAGCGGCCGCGAAGTCAAGACAGGATCGTTAGAGATGAGCGAAAGACCGGCTATCTTGACAATCCACGAGCCGAAGGTTCATCCGATCTTTGAGGCTATCAGCAAGGCGTGTGATCTGTCTGGTGGCTTGATAAAAGAAAAATTACTGGAGCAACTTACCATATCCTTGGAACTTATCAACTCACCAGCGGTGATATACAATGCCGGAACTGCCGATCAAGATGAACCTGCCGGACGTGGATGACTGCGAAAATCTGTATGCGGACGGCGCTCATGCCGATCCGTCAGATCGCAGCGATCCGGACTGGCGAGACAACAATGCCACCGAGGCAATGGTTGAGGCAGGGGTGAGGAAGTTTGAGGAACTGATGGCGCGCAGCTTGCCCCGACGCCTCAACCCCTCACCCCTGTCCTCTCCGTTCATCGATCCTGACCGCTCAGAGTTTGAGCCGTTCGATCCGAGGAATAGACGACACTTGGTTATAGCGGTGGCGCAGATGTACTCCGAGATGAGGCGCAAACGTCCTAGGGAAAATCTGGTGAAGGAAATACTGGAACCGCTGTGACGATCGCGACGCTGCACAGCAGGGAGCTATCGAAGAAATGAAGATCCTGATCGCTTGCGAGTTTAGCGGGGTGGTCCGTGATGCCTTCATCAGGATGGGGCATTGCGCGACCTCGTGCGACTTCCTGCCGAGCGAGCGAGAGGGATCGCACCTGCAGGGCGATGTGCGAGAGTATCTGGCGCCGCAGTGGGACATGATGATCGCCTTCCCGCCCTGCACCTATCTGGCCAACAGCGGCGTGCGGTGGCTGTACGGACGGCGCGGCAAGAAAATCGATGAAGTTGATCCCGAGCGGTGGGCCTCGATGCAGGAGGCCGCGCGGTTCTTCAAGCTCCTGCTCGAGGCGCCGATCCCGAGGATCGCACTTGAGAATCCGATCATGCACTGTCATGCCCGCGAGATCGTGGGGGAGGCACCGAGCCAAGTGGTTCAGCCGTGGCAGTTCGGACATGGCGAGACCAAGGCAACCTGTTTCTGGTTGCGCAACCTGCCTCCCCTGCGACCCACCAACATTGTCAAGGGGCGATCGCAGCGCGTACACTTTGAATCACCCGGTCCTGACCGATGGAAGGACCGCATCCGTACGCTCGAGGGCATGGCCGAGGCCATGGCAACCCAGTGGCCCTAGCCAGACGCGGTTTCCTGCAGGCTCTGCTGGGGGTGGCGGCGGTTCCGCTCGCCAAGTTCTCCCCGGAATCTATCCCGATTCCGCCAGCCGAGTGCTTTCAGCTTGACATTGCAGGCTACGCCACCTGTTACATTACTGATGGAGCGGTGACAGCGATCAATATCCTGTCCGCAGGCAGTGGGTACGACAGTGGACCGTCGATCGTTCTTGCGGGGATTCCTGGCGGTAGCGGCAGTGGTTCCGATCGCCAAGGTTGCGCCGACGCCGGTCTACAAGGCGGCGGTCAGCGAGCTCTATCATCAGCATGACCTGTACGCCGAGCTGGTCGCAGTGACCCGCAAGGCGTTCATTCCCAGACTTTACGTGCAGATGTACGTAGCCAACCCCCTGCTCTATGCTCTGACCCATCCCGAGGACGGGGGTGGGTCGAGTGTCGGAAGCGGATAGTAAACCCAAGCGGCTGGTGCCGGCGTCCAAGGTCGCGCCATTCCCGCGCGAGCGCCTGATCAAGTTCCTCGGCAAGGTCCGGATCCAATCCAAGGACTATGGTCTCATCAACTTCGAGTTGCTTGGGACGCAGCTCTATGTGCTTGTGCGCATGGAGGAAGCGATCGCGCGCGGGATCACCAAGTTTGTGATCCTGAAAGCCCGTCAGCTGGGCATGTCAACCTTCTTCCTCGGCCTCGATCTGTTCTGGGCGTTTGAGAATCAAGGGCTCTTGGGGGCTTTTGTGACTCATACTGAGCAGTCGAAGGCCCAATTCCGCAATATCCTGAAAGTTTTCCTCGCCAACCTTCCACGCGGGTACAAAAAAGATGCAGTCCAAGAGAACCGCGACATGGTGGTATTTGAGAACGGTTCCTTGTTTCAATACATCGTGGCGGGTGTCCGGGAGAAGGGCAAGGGCGGCATCGGGAGAAGCTCCGCCAACAACTTCGCTCACTGCACGGAGGTAGCATTCTGGGGTAGCGCGGATGATGTAAATGAGCTCGCGGCTACCATGTCCACGCACTATCAGCACCGTCTGGAAGTTTATGAGTCGACCGCCAATGGTTTTAATCATTTCCATGAGATGTGGGAGGCTGCCAAAGAGGATCCAACTTGCTGCGCGATTTTCGTGGGTTGGTGGCTGCATGACCACTACTCCTATGACGACGATCACCCGTTCTTCCGGATATACATGCCCGATGGTCACGCCACCAAGCTCAATGCGCTCGAGCGCAAGCGGGTTAAGGATGTGCGCGATCAGTTCGGTGTGGATATTACCCACAATCAGATTGCCTGGTACAGGTGGCAGCTCGAGGCCAAGCAGCAGGGCGATCAGTCCAAGATGGACGAGCTCTATCCCTGGACCGAGCAGGACGCATTCGTCGCGACAGGATCAAGATTTTTCACGAATGAGTCCTTAACTGACGCAATGAAAAGGACGAGATCCGTCCCTTATATGCCGTTTCGGTATATTCTGACCGACCGCTGGCATGAGACCGGGGTGACTGGTGGAAACCGCAGCCGGCACGATCTCAAAATCTGGGAAGAGGCAGTCCATGATGGCTGGTATGTGATCGGTTGTGATCCTGCGTATGGCTCTAGTGATGATGCAGATCGCAGTGTCATCCATGTTGCCAGATGCTTCGCTGACAGGATGGTGCAGGTCGCTGAATTTGTTTCTACCTCAACATCTACTTATCAGTGCGCTTGGGTCCTTGCTCATCTTGCTGGGTACTATCGGAATTGTATGGTTAATCTCGAAATATCTGGACCTGGGACCACTGTTTTTCAAGAACTGAATCACCTCCGCACGTCGATCAAAGAGATCAAGGTCTCGACCAACCCCGAGGACACCGACCTTCGCAATGTCCTCAACGGAATGCGGCACTATCTCTACAAGCGACCGGACTCGATGCAGGGTGAGTTGGCCTACCAGTGGCGCACCACGATGGACAACAAGTTGGCGATGATGACCAGCTTCAAGGATGCGTTCGAGCTACACCGTCACATCATCAAC